AAAACAAAACGCTATGAATTGGAAAGAACAAAACAAAGACTACATTAAAGACAGTGTAAGTCTAACAACTGGGATTGTAATTTTTATCATTTGTATTTTAATTGGCTGCTTAGCCGGAAACCTTTAAACTCAACGCTATGAAAAAATTCACAAAAGACCAAAATGCAACTATTTTAAAAGCATTAGAAAAGGAAGTAAACTTTTGCCAATTACAAATGCTAGGTTGTAAGCAAACAAACCTAAAAGCATTGACAGATATTTGGCAAAGCGATATAACCACCTTAAATAAAATGATAGATATTATAAAAGCAGACAGTTTGAATAATACGGAGATTTTATGCAAGTGGGAAAAAGGATTTTTAGATATAGTTGACATTGATTTAGATTTAACAATAGTTCCTAATGTTGGAGATATTTATTTGCATTTTAATAATGGCAGCTATACTGAATTAGTAGTTAAAAGAAGGCAAATAGTTAAGCACCTTTCTACAACTGCAATTATTATAACCTTTATAAAAAAATAACAATGGCACAGTACAAAAAAACACCAGCGCAATTAATTAAACAATTTATGGAGCAAAAGAACTACACAATAGGCGCAGACCTTATTGAGTTCCTAAATGACGTTGACATTTACTTTGAGCGTGAAATTAAAAACGCTTATAATGCCGGCGATGGCAACGATGGTAGAGGCGAAGCAAACCGTTATTACACATTAATATTTGAAGATAATAAATAAACCAGCTATGACACTAATTTATCAAGGCAGACAATTAAAGTTACACAAAAGAGCAACTTGTTTATTAGAACTATTAAAAGAAGCACAAAGGAGACAGGACTTATTTGAAAAGGATTTATCCTTATGGCGCAAAGGCGCAGACGAAGAGCCTGTAAGGCTTATGTCAACTGAAGAAGATATTCTCATAAAGATTGCACGTATGAACGCAGTGCAAAAAAGAATATTAAAATCTTATCATTGGCTTATCCTTGACCTCTACGAAATAACAGACCAATTTATGTTACCTGTAAATACTTTTTTATGAGTTATATAGACAATAAACATTCCTTAATCAGGGAAATAAAAATACTAGAATTAGAAAACGAATTATTAAGAACCAAAATAAAACAACTACAAAATGACTTACTGGACAGTACCGAGCCGAAAATTGGACAAAAGCCTATACAACGACCAAAAGCACGCAAACAAGATAATTAATGAAATATGCGACTTTTATAGTCTTACACACGCACAAATAAAAGGCAAATGCAGGGTAAGGGGTTACATTAAAGCTAGATTTATAGCAATGTATCTTTTAAGGCGTAGAACAGGCTTAACACTAAAAGAGATTGGCAGAATGTTCCACCGAGACCACACTAGCATTATACACGCTATTAAAACAATAGATGAAGTATTAAGTTTAAAGTACGAAAATGACTATCAGGATGAAATTAAAAGATTATTGGAAATTATTTGATTTATTCACAAAATACCTTTATTTTTAATTATTATTTAACCAAAATTCAACGCTATGAATGAAACAACAAACGAATTTCGCAAAGGCTTAAAACTTTACAAGGCCATTGCAGATTTTCAACAAGAATGCCCTGTAATACACAAGGGTACTACAGGACACAATTACACGTATGCTGATTTGCCGGCAATCTTTAAGGTTATTATGCCTTTATTAAAGAAGCATAAACTAGGCTTTGTTCAACCCCTTCAGGATGACAAATTGCAAACGATTGTTTTCCACACTGAAACAGGCGAAACAATCAGTAGCGAGGTTACAATACCTCAAGTCGTATTAAGGGGAATGAATGAATATCAGTCGCTAGGTAGTGCAATAACCTATTATCGCAGGTACTCGATTGCGAGCCTTTTAACTTTAGTAACTGATAAGGACACGGACGCAGCCGGAGAAAAAGAATACGATTTGCCGGCATATTTAAAAAAGCATAAGAACGCTACTGATTTAACATTGGCAGTTGACTTTTGCGAAAACGTACAGGAATTAGCCAAGTTACACAGTTTAAACAAAGAATTAATTAACCCAGCTATTCAGGCATTATTTACTTCAAAGAAAAACCACTTATAAAATGAACACTTTAGCAATTTGGGAAATCGCACCCTCTAAAAGCGAAATAGATACATTGGCTCAAAACGTAGCCAATGAATTATCCGAAGGCACAATAAAAGCCGAGGACATAGCGGTTAAGATTTCAGTAATGGAAAACTTTACTAAAACATTAAGGGCAAAAAGTGAGGAACACATTATCGACTTCCTAGATAAATGCCCAAAGGGCAAATACGACCACCTGGGAGCCGCTATAAGCCTTAAAGACACTCAAACGTATGATTATGCTTCCTACTCTCTTAGATGGGCAGAATTACAGGCGCAAATCGATATTTTAAAAGCCGAGCAAAAGGAAATAGAAGAAAACGGCAAAAAGTTCGAAAGGGGTGCAATACCTTTGAAATCTTATAAACAATCTTACGTAATTACATTAAACAAATAAAAATGGAAAAGAAGCAAAACTATGGAGCTTGGAAAAAAGCTACCTCAAAAGGCGAAGTAATTGAATTTACTATTGAAGGGCAACGATATTCAATGTGGCCTAATTCATACAAAAAGCCTGATAGTAAAGACCCTGATTTTAAAATATTCCCTAACGACTTCAAGCCAAAGGCAGAATTTAAAAAGGAATATTCAACACCAGTTAATCAACAGGAAAGCGAAGAAAACTTACCATTTTAAATAAACCAACTATGAAAACACAAAAACAACAAATTAAAGCCTATTTATCAAAAGGCAAATCAATTACCCCAATAGACGCTTTAAGTAAATTTGGATGCTTTAGATTATCAGCTAGGATTGCAGATTTAAGAAACGAAGGCTTAAATATTGTAACTAAATACGTAACTAAAGGAGATAAAACATTTGCTAGTTATTCGGTAAAATAAGTTATATTTGCAACGGATGTAGGATATCCATTTACAAACTTATTGGCTCAAAGCTGAACCCTCAATCCTACTGGGGGGAATGCCGAGAGCCTTTTTTATTATGTCAAAAGATACATTTTACTTTTCGCACGACTATAATAGCCGGAATGATGAAAAGATAAAGTTTCTAATTAGGAAACACGGAATAACTGGGTATGGCTTATTTTGGGTAATCATTGAAGATTTATATAATAATGCGAACGCATTGCGAACGGATTACGAAGGCATTGCGTATGATTACAGGATTGAATGCGACATAGTAAAATCAGTAATTAATGACTTTAATTTATTTGTATTTGATGGCGATACTTTTGGTAGTTTATCAGTGCAAAAACGTTTAGATGAACGAGATAGTAAAAGCGTAAAAGCAAGACAATCAGCTAGTAAGAGATGGACAAATGCGAACGCAATGCGAACGCAATGCGATAGCAATGCTATAAAGGAAAGGAAAGGAAAGGAAATAAAGGAAAAGAAAGTAAATAAAGGAAAGGAAATAACTTACCCTTTTGATAGTGATAATTTTAAAAAATATTGGTCATTATGGGTTGAATTTAAGAAGGAACAATTTAATTTTACTTATAAATCAAATATATCAATTCAGGCTACGTTAAATGAATTAGTAAAACTTTCTAACGGACAGGAACAAACTGCTATTAAAATTATTGAACAGTCTATTGCTAAAGGATGGCAAGGATTATTTCAACTAAAAACCGAAACTAATGGAACTAACAACAACTCAAAAATCGCTCCAAAAATTACCGACCAACAGTTACACGAAGCCTTTGTTAAACGCAATAGTAATTGGAAATAATGGGGCAGTATTTAACGAATTATGCCGGTTTAAAGAAAAAGGCGAACCGTTACCAATGAAAATAATCGAGTATGTACCTGTAAGCGAAAGGCTTCCGGCATTGGCTAAAATGTACGGAAACGATAAAATTGCAGCCGTATTAAGTAAGGCAATTACTAAATCATTAAATAACTTTAATTTAAGGGTAGCAATGACACCTGAACAAATTGCTGATTTATCTTATGCTTTAATTGATGAAGCAGAGCAAGACCAGCTAGCTATACAGGATATTTTATTATTCCTTGAAGGAATGGTTAAAAACAAATACGGCAAAGTTTATGACCGTATGGATATGCCTACTTTTTTCGATATGCTAGAAAAATACAGGGAGCAAAGGCATTTAGACTTTATGAACGGCAAAGAAGAAGCACACGCACAATTTAAAGCAATGGGAGATAGTAATCGAACAAGCCAAGATATAGACAAAGAAGCCAACAGGAATGCAATGCTAAACTATTTAAAAACAAAATAAAACATTGCCCTCACAAATTATTAATTAACAAAATAAAGGGTGTTGATTAAACGTGGGGGCATTTTTAAACTATGAGCAACAAACTATATTACCACATTTGCAAGAAATACCCTGAAATAGAGTACAAAGGAGAAGATTTAAACCTAGAAAATCTTTATACTGAGGAACTAAAAAAGAGATGGTTAAACACTGTTAAATATCCAACAGTAACCGATATAGTAATTGAATTAAGAATAAGCGAAAGAACTGTATATAGATTAGCAAAGGAAAACAATCTAGGTTCACGCTGGGTACACCGTAAAAATAATCAACTATGAATTTTCTATTAGGCTTTCTATGCGTAATTATATTTACTGCATTATCAAGTTACATTTACGTATTTAACGATAATAACGATGACAATGAGATATATTAAATTTTTCTTTATTAGCGTTCCTTTAGCTTGTATGCTTTACGGAACTGCAACTATAATTAGATTAATAAAAAAAGTATGAATATTATATTAATAGTTTTAACCTGGGAACTAATTAAAGAAGTTATTAAAAGAATAATTGAAAGACATTTATGAGTGAAATTAAAGGATTGGAAAATAGCAGACCAATAAAAATGATAGACATTGAAACAAAAAAAGCTACAATATTTAAGTCAATAGCTTACGCAAAAAGGGTTACAGGCTTAACGGAGTACGGAATACGTGCCGGACTTAACCCAATGCAAAAGAAGCGTTTTGAAGTAAATGGCCGGACAGTTTGTTTTAGAGTAATTAAATAGCTAGTTTTGTCTTATGGCATTAATAACTATTCCTAAACTAACTGCAAAGGCTCAAAAGATATTCAATGCTTATATCAGGCAAAGAGATAGCGAAGACGGATATTTTACTTGTATTAGTTGCGGACAGGTTAAAGATACTAGCGTTATGGATGCCGGTCACTACGTTCCAGTTAAGGGTAGTTCAGCTTTACGCTTTGATGAGTATAACGTAAACGGAGAATGCAAGTCTTGCAATGGCTTCGACCAATTTCACTTAATAGGTTATCGCAGAAACTTGATTGATAAAGTAGGTGAACGCAAGGTTATGGAATTAGAGCATCAACACAGGCTAATTAAAAAATGGAGCAGAACTGAATTAAACGAAATAATTGAAACGTATGGCAAAACTAACAAGTAACGGAAAAACAACATTCGGTAAAAGGAAATGTGGTAAGGCTAAAAAGTCTTACAATAAACATAGCCCCAAACCTAAACCATATAAAGGACAAGGAAGATGCTAATAACACAAATCAAACCAAACCCAAACAATCCTAGAATAATCAAGGATAATAAGTTTAAGAAGTTAGTAAAGTCAATACAAGACTTTCCGCAAATGCTAGAATTAAGACCAATTGTTATAGACGAGAATAATATTGTATTAGGTGGCAATATGAGATTAAAGGCTTGTCAAGAAGCTGGACTTACTGAAGTGCCGGTCGTTCAAGCTAAAGATTTAACCGAAGAACAAAAGAAAGAATTTATTGTAAAAGATAATGTAGGTTATGGCGAATGGGACTGGGACGATTTAGCTAATAATTGGGATGTAGAACAATTAACTGAATGGGGATTGGATATTCCAAACTTTGAGCCTGAAATATTAGAGGCTGAAGAAGATGACTTTGCGGTGCCTGACGGTGGAGTTGAAACCGATATAGTATTGGGTGATTTATTTGAAATAGGGGAACATAGATTACTTTGTGGCGATAGTACGGATAGCGACCAAGTGGCAAAGTTAATGAACGGACAAAAGGCTGATATGGTATTTACTGATCCACCATATAAAATAGAAACTGAAGGTGGATGTAAAGGAAGTATAGGACAAGGATTAAAAAAACAAGGTGATAGCATTGAATTTATTTCAAATTTTGAACCAACTGAATTTTTACAGGTATTGCCAATAATATTTGATAAAAATAAATTAAACGCTTACATATTTTGCAATAAAGAATTATTGCCTGATTATTTGGTTTGGGCTAGGGATAGTGGATATTCTTTTAATGTTTTAATTTGGAAAAAACCAAATGCAATTCCAATTGGCGACTCTCATAGACCTGATATAGAATATTTACTTTTATTTAGAAAATCAGCAATTTGGAATAATGGATTGCCGAATGTTAATTATTCAAGATGTTTAGAATTTGGTAGAGAAAAAGGATTGCACCCTACAATGAAGCCTATTGAATTGATTGCAAATGAAATGAAAATAAGCTCAAATGAAAATAGTTTAGTATTTGATTTCTTTTTAGGTTCAGGCTCAACAATGGTGGCTTCGCACCAACTTAAACGCAAATGCTACGGTATGGAATTAGACCCTAAATACTGCCAAGTTATAGTTGACCGTATGAAAAAACTAGACCCTACATTGGTAATCAAGAAGAACGGAGTACCTTTGTAAATAATTAGAAAATATTTAGAAAATGGCTAACGAACAAAACTTAATACCAGCACAAAAAGGGGAAGTGAGAAACCCAAAGGGTAGAGGTAAGGGAGTGCTAAATTCAAAGACAAGATTATTAAAGTTATTGGAATTAGTTACGACTACTAAAAACCCAGTTACAGGCGAAGAAGAAGAGTTTACTATTGCCGAACAATTGGATATGCAAATAATAGCAAAAGCAAGAAAGGGGGATTTAAAGGCATACGAAATATTATTAGACCGATTAGAGGGTAAGCCTAAACAATCGACTGAAGTAGAGGTAAGCGGTGGAATGACAATTAATTGGGAAGAGAAAAAAACATACGTAGCAAATACAGGTAGCTTATAATGGAACTTTCCATAAAACAAACTATTGCTCTCGATTTACTCGAGGATAAAACAACAAGCGAAATTTTATTCGGTGGTGGTGCCGGTGGTGGAAAAACTGCCTTGGGTTGCTATTGGCAATTAAAGCAACGTTTAAAATATCCAAATACTAGAGGCTTAATAGGTAGAGCCGTATTAAAGACGCTCAAAGAAACTACCTTAGTCTCATTCTTCCAGGTGGCAAAGATGCAAGGACTTGAAGCCGGCAAGCACTACAAATACAACGGTCAATCTAGTCAAATAGAGTTATTTAATGGCTCAACTATTTTATTAAAGGATTTATATTTATATCCGAGTGACCCAAACTTTGACGAATTAGGTTCGTTAGAGATTACGGACGCATTTATAGACGAAGCAAATCAGGTAGATGACAAGGCTCGTAATATTATTAAATCGAGAATTAGATTTCAGTTAGACCAAAACGACTTAGTGCCTAAGATACTTTACACTTGCAATCCGGCAAAGAATTGGACTTATTCGGAGTTCTACAAGCCTCAGCAAGACAACACCATTGCAGACAATAAACGCTTTATATCCTCGTTAATAGATGACAACCCCTTTATTTCAAAGCACTATAAAGAAAACCTTTTAAGCCTTGACAAAGTAAGTAAGGAACGTTTGCTTTTTGGTAATTGGGAATACTTATCCGACCCTGCTCAATTAATAGACTATGATAAAATACTTGACTGCTTTACTAGCGATTATTTACCTGGTGGTACACTTTACATTTCTTGTGACGTTGCTCGTTTTGGTAGCGATAGCACTGTCATTGGGTTATGGTTTGGCTTTCGTGTTAAACTATTTCAATACAACGGTAAAAGTGTTGTTGAAGTCGCTGAAATCATAAAGAAGCTACAAAAGGAATTTCAAGTGCCAACGTCAAATATAGTAGTGGATGAAGACGGAGTAGGTGGTGGAGTGTGCGATATATTAAGGTGCAAAGGATTTGTAAATAATAGTTCTCCATTAGAAAACCCAGTAACTAGAACAAAAGAAAACTTTGATAATCTTAAAAGTCAATGCTACTATAAGTTAGCCGAATTAGTAAACGATAATAAAATTTACATAAATGCAGACGGTAAACAAAAGCAAATGATAATCGAAGAACTAGAACAGGTAAAACAAAAATCAGTTGACAATGACGGTAAGAAAGGAGTTGCACCAAAAGATAGGGTTAAGGCTGCTATTGGTCGCTCCCCTGACTTTAGCGATTGTTTAGCTATGCGTATGATATTTGAATATACTCCAAAATTTGTAGTATCAGTTTATTAGGATAAAATAAGTAACTTTGACTAAATTGTACATATATGGGACTACTTGACTTCTTTAGTAAAAAGAAAGTAAATACTTTATTTCCGAATATACCACTAGGCGCACAGGTAGCAATTCAGCAGGGAATTGTAACGTGGCAAGGACAAAACGCTCAACAATATGTTAGAGATGGTTATCAATCAAACGATATAGTTTATTCAATCATTAAGCTAATTACCGATAAGGCAAAACTTGCTCCATTCCACGTTTACAGGATTGTTGACCAAACGGCTGCAAAGCGTTATAAGTCATTAATGAAACAACCTGATAAGATTGAGAACTGGAACGAAGTAAAACAATTACACAAAAAAGCATTTGAATTATATGATGGTGACGCTCGATTAAACGAGTTGCTTAAATATCCAAACGGAGAGGACACTTGGGCTGATTTAGTTGAACAATGGTGCGGATTTAAACTAATAACAGGTAATTCCTTTATTTATGCTAAAATGATTGAAGGGGGTGCTAATGATGGCAAACCTTTTGAACTATTTGCTTTGCCGGCTCAATATATGGCTATTGTTGCAAATATAGAAGTGTTTCCACCTGTAAGAGTTGGTTATCAACTTTACTACGGTAAAATGTGGACTTTCGACACTAAAGAGATTTTACACGATAAATATTTTAATCCTTATTGGACTGTAACCGGCAATGAATTGTACGGTCAATCTCCTTTAATGGCAGCTGCTAGAACTTTGACTAGAAGTAACGAAGCTAAGACGGCGGCGGTTGCTTCATTCCAAAATGGAGGCCCAGCCGGAGTTTTATTTATGAATGACGATAGGTTCGACCCTACAAGTGGAACTCAACAAGCTCAAGCGTTAAAGAAATCAATAAGTGAGAAAGGTGGTGCAAGTAACTTTAATTCTATTGCAGTATCAGGTTATAAAGTGGATTGGAAACAAATCGGCTTATCTCCTGTTGAATTAAATATAATTGAGAGTGAGAAGTGGGATATGAAATCACTTTGTAATATTTATGGAGTGCCTAGTCAATTACTAAATGACGCTGATAACAAAACTTACAATAACCAAAGAGAGGGTGAAAAGGCTTTAACTTTACGTTGCGCTATTCCTTTACTTGATTCAATCGCAGAAAATTTAAATAGAAAATTACATAGCGATTGGGGTTATAGAGGCACAAACGTTTACATTGGTTACGACATACAAGTATATCAAGAATTAGAAGCAAACAAAGCTGAGCAAGTTGCTTGGTTAGACCAAGCGTGGTGGATTTCACCAGCGCAAAAGATGGAGATAATGGGCATTAAAAATCCTGATTACATTCCACAGGAAGAGCTACAAAAACTTTACGTTCCTAGTAGCTTACAACCAGTAGACCAATTTCAACCGTTAACAATTAACGAACCTAAATAAGATAAAATGCAATTTGTAGAATTTATAAGCCAATTATTAGATAGTAAAGAGCAAGCGATAGTTTGGCATAATCAAACGTTAAGCTATGCAGAGCATAAAGCCTTAGACAAATATCAGGATGAAATTGCTGAACTTTATGATGATTTAGTTGAAAGCGTAAGCGGAATATACGGACGACCTAAAAACTATTCAGTAGGTACTTTACAAAACTATACTAGTAACGAAGCCTTACAGGCATACTTCAAAGAACTTTACGCATTCGTACAAAAGGAGCGTAAAACAATATACCAGGATAGTTGGGTGCAAAATCAAATCGATGAGATTGCACAATTAATAGCTAAAACACTTTACCTTTTAACATTGAAATAATGGAAACAAAACATTTCGACAAGTTCTTGCAATTAGTAGAGGAACTTAAAAAGACAACAGGAATTAATAAAGCTGGTAATACTTTTGCAAACGCTAAAGTTGACGCTGGTAAAGTTATCACACCTTCAAGTTGGAATGCTCCTACTGCAAGTGAGGAAAACGCATACATAGAGAAAAACGGAATGGCTGCATTCGGTAAATGGCATTTAGGAATAGACGCTAACGCTGACGCTGAAACTAAAGAGCATTGGCATTATTTATATACTAGCGATTTTGTAAACGTTGACCGTGCCGGACTTATAGCAATAAGACAAAGAGCAGGGCAACAAAAACAAACTGATGTATTTGAAGCAGCCGGCAAGTTAATAGCTAAAATAGACGCATAGTGATTTGGCAAGATTATAGAAAACTCTATATGAATGCGCTTGTTCAGTATTCCCCTAAATTCAAAAAGGAATTACAAAAACAAGTCGATACTTATTGCCGTACCCAAGACTACAACGCAATTAGCGATAAGAGCCTCAAAAAGACGATTAAACAGTTACACATAGCATTAGGTACCAAAATGGGACTAATAGCCGAAAAAGACGTTAAAAAGGGCGCTAAAGGGGTTTACGTTCCATTAGAAACAAAAAGTGCTAAAACTGATTTATTCGCTTATGTTATAATCAGGTATTTAGAAACTAAAGGTTTAGACCAATTAGCTTCGGATATAACCGATACTACAAAAGAGCAAATTAGAAGCTTCCTAATAAAGGGACAAGAGCAAAATTTGACAATGCCGGAAATTATTGCATTGCTTAAAACTTCAGGTATAACAAATTATAGAGCCGAACTAATAGCTAGAACTGAAACTGCACGTTCAGCAAATATCGGTTCAATGGTTGGAGCAATGAGTACAGGTTTAGTAACGGTTAAAGAATGGATTGCAGCAAAAGATAATAGGACAAGACGCATACCTAGAGACGCAAACGACCACTTACATATGGACGGTATGCAATTACCAATAGATAAAAAGTTTGTAGTACCGGCAAAAACTTACATTGACAATATGTTACACCCAGGCGATAGCACGGCACACGCAGGTAACGTTTGTAATTGTAGATGTACTTTAGGATATGAAGCCGTAAGGGGTACTGATGGCAAATTAAAAAGATTATCCGATAATCCACCACTAGGGGACGCAGGTTTGATTTGGGAACTATTAACAAATTTTGCTGCTTATGAAATCGGACAATTATTAGCAGACGCATTAACATAATAAAAAAAATAATAACTTTGTTCAAATGAGTACAATGCAATTAAAAAATACACTTGTTGGAAAGCAAGATTTAGGCTATAACATTATGGACGTTGACAGTGAGCAACGCAGAGTTAAAGCCGTATGGGCAAGATGTGGTAATATTGATTTAGATAATGATATTATTGTGCCTGAAGCGTTTACTAAAACATTAGCCGAAAGAGGCCCAGCCGGAAAGAATTTGATTTGGTCATTAGTTGACCATTGCGCTGAAATGGACTATGTAATAGGTAAGCCGGAGCAATTATATGTAGAAGATGATATGTTAATAGCTATCACTCCAATAGTAGAAACTGAAAAAGGAGAGGATATTATTAAATTATATGAAGCAGGTTTAATCAATCAGCATTCAATCGGATTTAGTACAATTAAATCAAACGTAAACAAAGAGGGCATAAGAACAATCACTGAATTAAAAATGTACGAAGGTTCAGCCGTTCTTTGGGGTGCTAACCCTGAAACTCCAACCTTAGGATTTAAAGGCGAAATGGAAATAAAGGATAAAAAACAAGAATTAAACAATAGGCTCGAAAAGCTAATCAAAGCGTTCAAAGGTGGTAAATTTACCGATGAAATGTTTAGCTTAATAGAGATAGAAATAAAAAGGATACAAGGCGATTTAATGGAAATCGAAGTAATCAAAGAAATCACTCAACCCGAGCAATCAGTTGAGCCGGTGCAAGAAGAAAAGACCGAAAATAATGAGCAAATCCTAAAGGCAATCAATCAATTTAACAATCTATTTAAAAAGTAAAAAATGGAAAATTTAATCAATGAAATGGCAGAGAACGTAAAAGGAATTAAATCCGACGTTTCTGCTCAAATCGAAGAAGTGAAAGCTTCAATCAAAGTGTTAGCGGACGAAACACAAAAGCAAATCGACGCACAAAACGTTGCACAAAAGAAAGCTGCAAAGCGTGAAGTTAAGTTTTTAGACGAGGTAATTATGGAGAAACTTGATGGCAATATGGACTTAATGGAAAAGGAAATGAAGTCAGGCGGTAAATTCCGTTTAGATTTAAGCGAAGCAAAGTCTATGACTTTATCAGCTTCTTTAACTGGAGATGCTCAGGCTTCTTATGCTCCTAACGCTTCTATTTTACCAAGCCAAGCAGTAAATTTCCGCGACTTAATTCCAACAGTACGTTCAACAAGTGGTTTGTATGTTTTCTATAAGGAAACTTCTACAACTAACAATATCGCTGCACAAACTGAAGGTTCTAACAAAGGAGAAAATAACTACGCATTAAGCGAAGTAAAAGTAGTTAACGATTATATCGCTGGCTTCTCTACTTTCTCAAAGCAAATGGCTAAATCTTTACCATTCTTAAGTACAACTTTACCAAGAATGTTGACTAGAGATTTCTACAAAGCTGAGAACAGTGCTTTCTATACAACTGTAAGCGGTGCTGCAACAGGTTCAACAACAACTGCTGAAACTTTAGATTTAAAGCAATTAGTTGACTATATCGGTAACCAAAAGAGTGCAAACTTTGTAGCTTCGGTTGCATTAGTTTCTCCTACTCAAATGGGACGTTTATTAAAGGAAACAATTACTGCTGGTTACTATGCGGGTTCAGGTTCAGTTATTGTTAACCCTAACGGTGGTATGACAATATGGGGAACTCCTGTTATCTCTGCTTCTTGGGTAGCTGATGACAAGGTATTAATCTTAGATAACAATTTCTGTGAGCGTGTTGAAGTTGAAGGTATGGCTATTGAGTTTTCTTATGAGAACGCAAGCAACTTCCAACAAAATATGGTAACTGCTCGTATCGAGTGTTACGAAGATGTAAACTTAATGCAACCAACTTCAGCTATCTTTGCTGACTTAGGTAACGTATAATTTTAAGTTTTACTTATAAAATTACCCTCACTAGAAATGGTGGGGGTTTTTTATTTATATTATTGTAAATTTGTAAAAAAGGATTATGTATAATTTCATTATAGATTACACCCAAGCTGATTTAGGGACAATTACGGAGCCTGTAACGGTTGCTGAGGCTAAACAATATTGTAGAGTTGACAATGATGTAGAAGATGACTTATTTGAGGAACTTATCACTCAATCTAGACAAGCCGTTGAGAAAGCTGCTAACATAAGTATAACACCTAAAACGGTAACATTGTGGTTTACTAATAGTGCCGGCAACTTTCAGTTACCATTCGGCCCAGTAACGGCATTTACAAGTTTAACGGACGCAAACGGAAACATATTAGGTACAAACGTTTACACTTTAGTAGGTGGACAAAATCCTAACTTGCAAAGACCTTTATGGGCTGATTTAAAGGCTATCTATACAACAGGAATGTCAACCGTACCAAAAGAGATTAAGATTGCTATTTTAGATCAAATTAACTACGGTTACGAGAATAGAGGAATGGATGTTGATGATATGGGTATATGTGAGAAAACTTGGAGAGTGTGTCAAAGATGGACACGCACTTCGCCAATACTTTAATATGAGAATAGGTTTACATAAAGACAATTACGTTGATGCTAATTCTATGACTAGATTAGTGGACGTTTACGCTCCAACAAGAACAAGTGACGGCGAGGGTGGATTTACTACTAGCTTTACTTTAATTCAAACCGTATGGGGGGATTATAGGCCTCAGCCTCAAAATAGAGCCTTATTAGAGTCTCAATTATCTTTTACTAGGTATGCAAAGCTATTTATTAGATATGACCTTACAATAGGCGATAATTACGAATTAGAAGTAGAGGGACAAAGATTTACTATTCACTCAATTAAGGACGTGGACAATGCGCATAGATTTTGGGAAATTGAAATGTACGCTTAATGGCTTCAATTACAGTAGATATAAAAGGAATGAGCGAAGCTTTGGGTAAGTTCGATAAGTACAGTAAAAAAGTACAAACCGAAATAAAAGACGAGGTTAACGCTTCAGCTTTGGCAATACAATCCAATGCTAAAAAAATGGCTCCTGTAAACTTAGGTATGTTAAGGAACTCAATTTATTTAACAGGGGAAACCAAAGGGCAATTTGCATTTATGTATTCCGTTGGTGCCGGTGCTAAATATGCTCCTTATATAGAGTTTGGAACAGGTGGCAAGGTTTCTATTCCTTCAGGGTATGAAAGTTACGCTTCTAGCTTTAAAACTAAAACAGGTGGCACATTTAAAGAGATGGTTAAGGCTTTAACTATGTGGGTTGAAAGGAAAGGAATAGCAAGTGGTAAACAAAGCAAATCGGCTGCTTATATGATTGCTTTAAGCATATTAAGAAAGGGGTTAAGACCTCAACCGTTTTTAATACCGGCATTTGAGCAAGAGAAACCTAAACTTAAATTAAGAATAGAAAAAATAATAAAAAATGCTTAACCCTAATATAGAGATAAAAAAATGGTTTGTTACCAATGTGGGAACGGCTACTGGATTGCCTGTTTATGACGGAATGGCTCCTGATAATAATTTATCGGAGTATATTGTTCTAGATGGCAGAACTTCAAGCCAAGAGCAAGGCAAATCCGGTTACACAAATACAAACGTAATCATAGTTGACATAATAACAAAAAATGCTAACTTTGGCTATAAACGTGCTGAAACAATATCCGATTTGATATTGACCGCGATAAATTCGGACACTATTATAACTTTGCCTAGTGGTTGGACTTCTAGCAGTTTGTTTGTAAATAGTATTCAAAATTTAGACGGTTTAAATCCTTTGGATAATGTATTTAGAACTTTAATAACATATAATTTAACAATAACACAAATTCAATAAAAATGGCAGAAACTAAAGTATCAGGTAGAGATTACCTATTATTCGCAGACATAGACGGCGATTCAACATTTAAGCCGGTAGCTTGTCTAACTTCAAACTCAATTACTTCTTCATTGAACGTAATTGACGCAACTTCTAAATGTGGAGACCAATTCCAACCAGGCCCAGCTTACACTCAGTCAATCAAGGCTGATGGTTTTGCAATCGACCAAACAGGAACTCCTTCTAAAGACAGTTACAATCAATTGTATTCAGCATTTGTTGCCGGTACTGTATTCGCAATTAAAATGGGCGAAGCTACACCAGTTGCAGGTAACGTTACTTATTCAGGTGATGTTTTCATTTCAGCATTTGACGTGAACGCAGCTGACAAAGAAGATGTTAAATTTAGTGCGACTTTTACAGTAGCAGTTCCACCGTTAACACAAACAGTAACAGCTTAATAAAAAACAACAACAACTATGTTCGAACTAAAACTAAACAACAAAACAATCCCTCTAAAGTGGGGTACTTGGGCAATGCGTGAATTTTGCGTAGCAAATAATATCGGTATAGATAAGTATTTTGAACTATTAGGGAAAACGCAATTTGATTTAGACCTTGTTGTAAAGATGATTTACATAGGGTACAAATCGGCTTGCGTTAGTAACAAACAAGACGTAGAATATACTGAAAATGATGTTTGTGATTGGATGGACGAAATAGGTGGACTTTTTAATACTGAAGGGCAATTCATTGAGTTCGTTAAGTATATCATATCGACTACTGTAACGACTGTTCAGGGGACTGTCAAAGAAGAAAAAAAAAAGCCTAATAAAACTAAATTGGGATGATATTTTAGTTAAAGCCGCTGAATGCGATATAAGACCCAATGAGTTTTGGGAAATGACTTGGAAGGACTTTTCTATTATTGTAATGGGAAAGGAAAAGAAAGAGTTAAATGAATGGGCGAGGACTAGAAACCTCGCCTATATTATATACCTAAGTAACACGGCGGAGAAATCCCCTAAATCACTTAGAGCATTTTGGCACATTCCGTCAATCGATGACGTAGAGATAGAGGAAGAAAAAACAATGTTAACTGATGAACAACTTGCAAGGACTTTAAAATTGTATGGAGTAAACTAATAAAAAATGGCTACGGAAAATTTAGAGATTATTATAGGTGCAAATACGCAAGATTTACAAACCGGCTTAAATCAGGCTTCGCAATCAGTAACCAATTTTGGAAATGCAGTTAGGGCAAATACAAGGCCAACGGCTGACGCAACAAATGCTTTAGGAAACTTATCAAGAGTTGCTCAGGATGCTCCTTACGGCTTTATGGGTATTGCGAATAACTTAAACCCATTATTAGAAAGCTTTCAACGATTAAGCAAAGAAAGTGGTGGTGCAGGTTCAGCATTAAAAGCATTAGTAGGTGGCTTAACTGGGCCTGCCGGTATTGGTTTAGCTTTGGGTGCCGTATCTTCTTTAGTAGTGGCATTCGGAGATGATATTGCAGGTTGGATAGCAAATACTACTGAATTAGAAAAGGCACAAAGACAATTAAGAGCTTCTATAAATGATAGTTTAAAAGGAGTTGAAGCAACGATTGCAAATGACCAAGCTTTAGTTGGTGTTATTAATGATGTTACACAATCAACGCAAGCTAGAGAGGCAGCTTTAAAACAATTAAAAGAAGCACATAAAGGTAATGTAGAACTTCAAAAGACTGATATTAATGACGGAGAAAAATTAGTTGGAGTTATTGATAGATTATCACAAGCATTAATAAGAAAAGCACAAATTGAAGGAACTGCTAAAATAATAGGGGAAAAATATGCAGAATTAATAAGATTACAAACTGCTGATTTAGAAGAGCAAATAGGGGATTTATCAACTGGAAGTAAAATTTATGATTTTTTTGCAGGCTCATTAAAAGGTTTGACAAATAATTTAGGTGGTGCAAATACTGCAATTTCATTAAGTACTGACGCTTTAGATAAAAATGAAAAACAAGTATCTAAAACCCAAAAAGTAATTAAATCTTTACAAGATAGTTTAAATGAATTAACAAAAGCTTCTTTTGCTGCCGGAGATTACAATGTAACAGGAACAAGCGCTCCAAAAGCAGACAAAAATAAAAAAGAAGATGTTGATACTTCAGTATTACAAACATTAAAGAAAACACAACAACTATATAAAGATGACGCATATTTATATAAGGAGTATGCTGATAAAATTGTTAACGAAGAATTAAGAATAGCATTAGAGAAAGCAAAAATAAATAAAGCAAGTAAGGAAGAGATTGCGCAAATTAACGAACAGGCAAATATTGGCTTAATACAAAATCAAATTAATTTAGGTAATTCATTAACTAAATTATTCCAAGCTGCAGATAAGGAATGGTTAAATGAACAACTAAAATCTACTAAAGATAGAATATCAGCTATTCAAGACCAAATGGATATTGAAGAGAAAATGGCTGATAAGGATTTTGAGAAGAAAAAAGAAGCCGTAAGAAAGGCAATGCTCGAAATCAAAAATTTAATTGACACAAGCTCAAATCCTAAAGTAATTGAATTACTTGGGGACGCTTACGATAAATTAGGTAAAAAATTAAAGTTACTTAATATAGATGAGCAACAAAAGAATGCAGAATTATTACAAAAGAGATATGAAGATTTTGCGCAAACAATAGCAAATGATGTAACAGGTGCTTTATTTACAATGTATGACGCTATTCAACAAGGCGAGCCACCGTTAAAAGCATTAGGAGATTATGTAGCTAATTTAGCTAAACAATTTGCAGCTGCAGTTATTCAAGCTACAATATTTAAAGGCTTAATGTCTTTATTGAATGTTGCTACTGGTGGTGGTTCAGGTTTCTTTGGTAGCATTTTAGGTGGAGTAAGTAAATTATTAGGTTTTGCAGAAGGTGGAATAGTTTCTCAACCTACAATCGCAATGGTTGGAGAGGGTGGACAAAGCGAAGCAATAATGCCATTAAACAAATTAGGCAATATGATGAATAGTACATTTAATGCAGGCGCAATGAGTGGTGGTGGTGCAGGAAACGGTCAATTTGTACTAAAAGGCAATGATTTAGTTTTAGCTTTGCAGAGAAGCAATTATTCACTTAATTTAAGACGTGGAGCATAATGGCATACCAAAACAAATACAAAGCAACGTTTGCGACTAAAAGTGGTAAAACGGTATATTTATATTTATTAGAGGATGGATATACAGGCGATTTAATAGAATATCAAGGGGTGCATATTGATTTACAATATTTGCCTACTTCGGATGACCCATTTGAGCCTATTTATGCAAGTCAACTAAATATTATTTTAGATATAACTGATGATATTAATGATATGCCTAATTTGGTTACTTTAAATGACCGAAAATATAACGCACAATTATTTATAGATAGCGATTTAGAATGGCAAGGATGGACTTTAAGTGATAGCGTATCAATTAACTATTCAACAGGTAGAAGAGAATTAAGTTTCAATGCAGTTGACGGATTGGCTTTATTAAAAGATATTCCATTGCCTATTCCTACAAGTCAAAATATAAACACAATAAATAAACTATTGTATTATATAACTACTTCTTTAAACTTAATAGCATTTCCTAGTAACCCAAACTTAAAAACAGTTTGTTCTTATTATGCACTAGGTATGGAAGATAGAGATGATGACCCAGCTGCAGAGCCGTTTAATCAAACCTATTTACCTTATAGAACTTTTATAAAAGATGATGAGTACATATCTTGTTTTGATGTAGTAAATAATATTATTAAGTCTTTTGGTTGCAGATTGTTTCAAGCCGGCGGAAAATGGTGGATTGTTTCAGTAAATGAATTTGCAAATATAAACGCTTATTATACTGAATATAATTCAGCTATGACGGTAGTAAATAGTGGCACAATAAATACATTAAGTACTATCGAAGGTTACACAGGAAATACAAGCCAATTATATTTTATTGATAATAGTCAAATAAAACTATTAAGGAAAGGTTATAATAGAGTAGAACAAACGGTGGATGTTCAAAGCGCAGAGAATTATGTAAGCAATGGCACTTTTAAACCTTATGTAGGCAATGAAGCAGTCAATTGGGATATTGGATACGTTTCCCCTGCAACAGTAACTTTAATTGATAACCCTGATTATAATTCTGCAACATATAGATTAGTAAGGCCGGGCAGTTCAGGTACGGCTTATGTTGAGATACAAAAAGCAAGTGGTGGAAATCCGGCTTCAGGCCCTTATATATCAGGTGGAGTTGTTTTAGATATATCTTGGATATTTAGAGGACAAGATTTAGGCACTTCTCCTAGAGCAGTAGTTTATTTACATATTACGGATGGCGTTAATGATTATTATTGGAATGGTACTGCTTGGGTAAATGGAACAATATCTTATATAAATATTCCGGCTTATACTGGAGCAAGTGGAGATGATGTAAACGAATATAATTTTAAGACTGCAATAACCCCAATAGCAGGGCAATTATTCTTTAAGATACAAATAGATGCAGGAACAGGAAACTTTATTGCTATTAGTGATGTTAAAATAGAAACAGTATCGCAAATTTCACAAATCAATTACTTTGGGTATATTAATAATAATAAGCAATATATAAAGCGAATTGACATTCCGTATGGCTTTGATAGCCCTAATGGTGTTTATCCAACTGAATTAGGTGTTTTAATGAAAGCTGATGGAACGGCTGCAGTATCTTGGTACGAGCAAGATGACGCAACAACTTATTCAAGTTTGCTTTTATTGTTAATTCAAAAGTATATGAATATATACGGATTTAACTTAATCAATATAGACTGTAATTTATCTAGCTTTGATACTGCAAATGGATATTTAGACGGTGCTAAATTGTTTAAAGCTGATGATACTGACCCAGCGCAAATAAACGTAAGTGAAAATTCATATATGCTAGGCAATAGCACAATTAACTATACAAGTGATGAAAGTCAGGCAACGCTTATACAAATATCAAATGAATTGGTAGAAGCTACGATTGGCAAGACTTATATTTACAACACAATTATTTAAGTAAATTTGCAATATGGCAGACAAAGTACAGGGAAAAAATATAATGCTTTATTATCACGAAGCGCCTTCGGAAACTTATCCTGATGGTAGGGACATACCTTTTGCGTGTTCAACTAATTGCACGTTTAATGTAAGTATAGACCAAAAAGAAGTTACTTCGCAAACTTCGGCCTGGTATAGAGAATATAAAATAGACATAGCAAGTTGGACTGTGAACTGTGATGGTTTAGTTACTTTAAACGGTTACGGTTATTTAAACTTTTTAACTATCCAACAAGATAGAACTCCAATAAGTATAAAGTTTGTAATTGATAACGGAGCGGACGGTTTAGTGGTAATTAGTGGAACGTGTAATTTAAGCAACTTTCAAATGAACGCACCATTTAAGGACATAGCGACTTATTCAGTTAGCTTACAAGGTACAGGCGCTTACGGTACAACAGGAACTTCAGTAAATCCAAGTGGAACGGTAATTGTAGCCGGTGGAGCAGTTTATTCAAAAGGTTATACGGCTTCAGGAGCAGAAACTACTATAACGTGGTCGGATATGATTGGTAAGACTTGTTTATACGTTTCTAGGGGTGGTATTGATGTACAAAATATTATAGGAACAGGAACACCAGTTGACGAAGAAGTTAAATGGGTATCAGCGACAGGAATTTTAACGTTTAGTAGAGCGTTAGAAAGTGGGGAGTATGTAAGGGCATTATTTCAATAGAAAAAATTAGATAAATGAGCAATCAATTAGTTATAACGAGTGGTGCGAAAGTTAGAAGTTTAGAAGGTGTAATTACAGGAACAACAGGTGTTCTTAATTCATTGCCTATTAACGCTGCAAATGGTATTCCACAATTAGATGTAAACGGTAAAATATTAGTATCTCAGTTACCAAATTCAGTAATGGAATATAAGGGGACTTGGAATGCAAATACAAACACTCCAACTTTAGTAAACGGTACAGGAAATCAAGGGGATGTTTATTTATGTAACGTAGCCGGAACGACTAACTTCGGAGCGGGTCCGATTGCTTTTGTAGTGGGCGACCAGGTTATTTACTCAGGTAGTATTTGGCAAAGGGCAAGTGGATCGACAGGAACGGTTACAAGTGTTGCGGTTACTGAAAGTGGAGACGCTTTAACAATTACAGGCTCACCGATAACAACAAGTGGAACAATTAATATAGGCTTTGCCGGAACTTCTGCTCAATATGTAGCGGGGAACGGTTCGTTAATTACTTTCCCTTCATTAACAGGTTACGTGCCATATACAGGTGCAACGGCTGATGTTAATTTAGGAGCATTTGATTTATATACTTCTAAGGTATGGTTATACGACAATCCTAATAGTGCTTACGGTTCAATGGAATTAACTGACGGAGTTTTACATTTTGAGGACGCTGACGGTCATTCTATGGTTACAATGGAAGATGGATATTTAACGATTGCTAACGCTTCAACTATAAGAGCATTATTAAACGTATCGGCTTTAACTGCAAATAGAGATTACGCTTTCCCTAACGCTTCGGGTACTTTGGCTTTAACAAGCGATTTAAGCGGATATGTGCCAACTTCACGAACAGTAAGTACAACTAGCCCTTTAAGTGGTGGGGGTGCTTTAAGTAGCAATTTAACGTTATCTATAAGCCAAGCGACTACTTCTACTAATGGTTATTTAAGTTCAACTGATTGGACAACGTTTAACGGTAAACAAGCACAATTAAACGGAACAGGATTTGTTAAGGCTTCAGGTACTACAATCACTTATGATAATTCAACTTATTTAACTACGAGTGCGGCTGCTTCAACTTACGTTCCTTATACAGGTGCTACAACTGATGTACTTTTAGGCAGTTGGGCATTATTTTCTGCAGGGGTTCAAGTTACTAATGGTGGAACAGGTGTTATAAGTACTGACGGATGGTTAAGTGCAAGTAAGGGTATATTTTTAACTGATACTGTTAGTGGCGGGAATTGGTCAACAGGAATAACAAATATAACTGCAAGAACTTCAGGACTTTTAATTACTCACAATTTAGGTGGTGGAATATTAAATTTTAATACTTCAACTACTTATACTTATAATTTTCCTGCTGCTGATGGCACTTTAGCTTTAACTAGCAATTTATCTTCTTATTTGCCTTTAAGTGGTGGAACTTTAACAGGTGCTTTAAATGGTACAAGTGCAGTATTCACTAGTAGTGTAACGGCAACGCAAGGTAACTTTTTTCAAACTGCTTCAAGTGGATTTGCAATAACTTTAAGAAATAGAAATGCAAATCAAACTTGGGCGCAAGTTGTAGATGTTAATTCAGTAGATGATAAATATTTTGGTTTATATGATGTAACTAATTCTGCTTATAGAATGGTTGTTACTAATGGAGGCAATGTAGGTATAGGAACAACAAGTCCAAGTTATGCTTTAGATGTTAATGGTACAGGAAGATTTACAGGAGCATTGACAGGAGCTGCTGCTACTTTTAGTGGTAGTGTTACGGCAGGTGCTGGTGCGAATGTTACGGGTTATACAATTTCAAGTGGTGCTAACTATTTGGAAATGGGAACTACAAGCACATCATATGCTATTAACGCACTTAATAGGTCAAGTGGTGTTTATAATTATCCACTTTATATAGATGCACAAAAGTTAATATTAAATAATGGAAGTGGAGGTAATGTAGGTATAGGAACAAGTTCGCCAACCGAAACATTTACTTTAGCAGGTTCAGCTAGAATAACAGGACAAGCAACTGATTTTAGTGCAGGTACTAGAGGTGTAAATATTGATGTAATATCTAGCAGTGGCAATGGTAGAATATATATGGTTAACGGAACAGGTACGGCAGGGGATTTACTTTTAGGAACTGCTAATACCGAAAGAATGCGTATTACAAGTGGTGGTTCATTATTAATAAATACTACCACTGATAATAGTGTTGGTAAATTAGAGGTTAATGGTGCTATATATTCAAAAGGGAGTAATTCAGTTTTGTATTTTCAAAGTCAAAATTCTTCATCAATATCAGCTTGGTATTCTGCATCAACTCAAACAAGATTATATAATAATGGTTATGGTGTAATAGGTTATTTTAATGAAACAAATGGTGTTTATGTTCCATCTTCAGATATTAATAGAAAAAAAGATTTTGAATATTCTAAAATTGGATTAAACGAAGTGTTGCAATTAAAACCCAAATTGTTTAGAATGAAATTTGAAGATGAAAATGCTCCTAAAACTTTAGGATTTATTGCTCAAGAAGTTAAAGATTTAATTCCACAAGCATATTCAGAAACAGGAGAGGGAGATGATAAATTTATAGGTTTATCAGATAGACCAATTATAGCAGCTTTAGTAAAAGCAGTTCAAGAAATAGTTGACAAATATGATAATAAAATATCAATACTTGAGGCACAAATAGAAGAATTAAAAGCAAAAAATAATGGATAGATTACTTATAGATTTAACAACGCATAATGGTAATCTAATAGGAAATTTAAAACAAAATAATATGACAACTTATCAATGGGTAATTAATGAGCTTTCAACGGCTCCAAGTGAAGATGGCTTAACTGACGTTGTAAAAGTAGTTCACTATACTAGAACGGCTGAACAATTTGTAGGTGGCGAACCTATATTAGTATCAAGTTACGGAACAATGGGTTGCACTACTCCTTCAAGTACGGACTTCACGGCTTATCCTGATTTAACCTACGAGCAAGTTTGCGGATGGTTAGATAGTGGCTTAGATGTTCCGGCAATAGACCTA